CCACCAACAGATCGCCACTCGCCGTGAGCGTCATCGCTTGGGTGAAGGTGATAGCGTTTCCAGCGGTGCCGGAAGCAGCATTGAACCACTGGAACTGGTTGTTATTAACCCCAAAACGAGCAGCGGTTCCGCTCGTCTTGTAAATCCAGTTTGTGTTGTCGTTGTAGCAGTTGGATGACAACTGAACACCGTTTACGTTTGCACCAGCAAACATCGCTGCAGCATTACCAGCGGATTCAATTACCTTGTAATTGGAACCCCACGCACTCGGCGTAACGCCTATGCCCACGTTGCCAGAGGCATCAATCCGCGCTCGCTCAGTTCCGCCAGTAGCAAACGCTACCACACCACTGACAGAACCAGCGTTGATAGTGTGAGTATCACCTGCGTTCGTTGTCGTACTTGCGCTGATAACCAAAGCGCGAGCAGCACCGGAGTTTCCTGCACCTCGGAAGTATTCGCTCGATGCACCGGCATCAACGTGGAACTTGGCACTCGGACTCGCAACCCCCACGCCCAGCCCCGTTGAGTTGAGAGTCATGGCGGTGGTGCCGCTCAACGAAAAGTCGAGAGCAGAACCACCGATTGAAAGAGGCTGGAACGAAGCAGCACCAGTATTATCAACACCAGTGATAGACGATTGAGATGAATTAAAAGCAAACCTTACGCCCTTACTTACACCGTTTATCAAGGCGTTTGTAGTGTCTGTCCCATTAACATGAAAAGGTGCTAAAGGACCAGCTGTAAGAACACCAACCCGATTGAGCGTCGTGTCCACCTTCAGGACGTTAGTATCCACCGTCAGATCGCCGGTGATGGTTGCGCTGGCGAGGGTGGCGGTGGGAGAACAAGCCAGCAAATTGTTCAGCGTGACCTTCTTGGTCGTTCCGCTTGCAGCCATTGACGTATCGGAAACGTCCACGATGACCAGCGGATCGTTGGCGGGGTCGGTTCCGGTTCCAGTGCTTGCAAGTGCTGTGATCTTTGAGTCTGGCATAATGTGAAAGCGTTAGTCGGTAATGAGTGAGAAAATCAGTTTGGAAGTCCCGTCTTCCTGTAAGACGAGAAACTCGTCCTCTTGCAGCATATTGCGCGCTGCGGGAGGGTATGGATCGATGGCCGACTCGGAGTCGGATGCCAGCGACATTGTGAGGTCGAGCGTCATTAGGCGCGCGCGAGGTAGGCCAAGGCCTTTCCGGAGGCGAGCTGGAAGCTGGAGATCCTGCCTCGGATGATGAACCCACCCGGGAACGTGATGCCGGTCCAGGTGCCAGAGATTCCGGTTCCTGCGATGCTGGTCAGCGTGCCCGATTCGGCGAACTGAATGGCGGTGTAGCCAGCGGAGTTTAGCGCTGTCCCGGTCACAGGAACGACGCCTTGGAATCCCATGGAATCCTGCGTTGCGATGTCGGTTTGAACGGCCATTTTGTCTTTCAGTTAGAGGGGAGGCCGCCAGCGTATCCAGCGACCTCCCCAATTTTGGTTTGTTAACCCTTACGAACTTTCGGCGCAAGTGCTCCCTGTATCCACAGGATGAGCTTCGAGCCCTCTGCAATCTTCGCGGTGTTGAAGTCTTCGCGCTGGGCAGTCGCGTCGACTTCGGGACCAGAAACGAGCTTGGTCTTGCCGTTCTTGTCCACCGAGATGGTCGTGGCGATTCTCATGGGTCAGCCTTAGGCGGTGACGAGAACCTCGGCCTGCGTGGTGTCCGCGGCAGCGGCGCCGAACATGATGTCGTAGGACGCCATGTGAGCGCGGGAAGCGCGGGAATACCAGACCGACAACAGCACCGAGAGGCCGTTGGACAGCTCGACCGTGCGCTGTTCGAGGAACTCGCCGGCGATCATTCCAACCGGGAGACCGGAGGCCACCGCGATGGCGTCCTGACCGCAAACGAAGCCGACGGTGTTGGCGATGGCGCCGGTCCAGTCGTTCTGCTCCAGAATGTTGTTGAATCCAAAGAAGCCGTTGTTCAGCGGGCCGTAGCGGCTGTCGGGGAACGGATTGGTGCCAGCGGCAGCGGTGAGGGTGCCGGCGAACTGCAGGCGAGCCAGGTGGCCGCCGTCGAGGAGCAACAGCTTGTTCCGGTAGTTCTTGGCCAAGGCCAGGATCTGGGGCAGGTCGCTGGTGTCGAAGTTAGCGGCAGTGCCGATGATGCCAGCGCCGGAGGCCGGGGTGCCGTAGTTGGCGGCGGTCATGACCGCGGTGATCTTCTTGGAGATCGCCAGCGCGAAGATCTCGGCCGAACCCTGGGACAGGTCAGACAGAGCGAAGCCCTGGTTGAGTTCCTGCTGGGTGACCGTGAAGGTCTTGGTGATCTGGTTCACGGTGACCGAGGTGGCGGCCAGCGTCGACTCGTTGTTCGAGTTGTTCTCGAAGTCGGTCAGGTTGTCCTGGGCGTCGTCGCCGCCAGTGAACCGTTTCACCTGGACGGTGGCGCGGGGGCGGATGTTGTCCAGGCCGACGTTGCGCGTGAAGCTGCCGACCATGGCCAGCTTGGCAGTCGCCACGGTGATCACGGCGTCGGCGAGGTAATCAACCACGAGGCCGGAGGCAAAGGTGTTGCCGTTCTGGGGGGCCAACAGGCGGGACTGGCGCAACAGCTCGCTGTGGTTCTGCACCAAGAAGCGATTGCGCTCGGCACCGGCGCGGAGGCTCTTCGCCTTCTCCAGCAGCGGGTTGCCGAGGTTCTCGATGCGAACTGGGGCGACAGGCTCCGGCGAAGGGGCGGCGGTGATGGTCTTGGCGCTGATGGCAGCGGCAACGGCCTTGGCGACGATGGCGTCGATGTCGAGGGCGGTCGGCGCACTAGGAGCGGCCGCCACCACGGTGTTGGATTCAGTCATGTTGTGTGGTGTCTGCTGTGATGTCGGCGCGGTTGTCGCGCCATCTTCGGAGGCGGAAGTGCCTGCCGTAGAAAGTGTATCGTCCGGAGATTCATCCGGTGTTTCGCCTTCATCGATTTCGAGTTGGGCATAGAGGGCCTTGAACCAGTCACGGCCGGCGGCGCCGCCCCACAGATTGGCTGACACGTCTGCCGGGCTGTTGGGCTCGGCTTCAAGGAAGCGCTCATTGCGCGCCCACCATGCGTTCGCCTTCTGGATCTTGGCTTCGTTAGGGGCTTCACCGGCCACCAAGGCCTCGGCCTCTAGGACGGTCTGCTTCTCAAGGCCATCACCGGCGAGACCTTCGGCATACTGCTCAAGGCCGCGGCGGAGGTTGTTTCGGACGGTCTCCGGGGCGGTCTTGGTGACGGCCCGGGGATGCCAGCAGGCTGCCATGGCGAGCTGCTCGGTCGAGCGTTGAGCTAGTCCAAACTGGATGGCTTCCTGAGCGGTAAACCAAGTTTCGGCCTTCATGGCTGCCCGGATCTGCGAAGTCGGTTTTCCGGTGGCCTTGGCGTAGATCGAAGCCAGAACCTCGGCGTGTTGATCCAAGGCGTCGGCCATCTTCCGCATATCCTCCGAGGTGCCTGCCACCATTCCGGAGGGGTCGTGAATCATGAACAGAGACGCTTCGGCCATCTCAACCGTATCGCCGGCCAGGGCGATGATTGAGGCAATCGAGGCGGCGATGCCGACCACCCGGGTGGTGACGGGCGCCTGACGGCCTCGTAGCATATTGTAGATCGACAAACCATCCCAGACGTTTCCGCCGGGGCTGTTGATCTCGACCACAAGGGGGCCTTGGCCGACGTCCTGCAGGGTTTGGCTGAAGGCCTTGGCCGAAACACCGGAGCCACCGAACCAGTCCTCACCGATTTGGTCGAAGATCTGGATGGTGGCGGGCTCCATGGCCGAGGCCCGCGGCTGGTAGGAAAGCCAGTTGGTTACTTTAGTCATTCGGTTTTCTTGGCCCTAGGTTTGCGTTTCTTCGGGCCTGCCACGGCAACAACCTCTTGGATGGGCTCGGCCGGGATTTGTTCAGGCATAGTGCCCGACGGGTTTTCCTGCATGGCCATGTCGGCCGGTTCAGGTGCAATCGGCTGCTTCTGGGCGGTCGAGATTTGCGAGACGTCGATGCCGTACTTTCCGGCCAGGTCTTGAATGTATTTGGCTTGTTGGGCCTTCGACTCCAAGGCGGAGCGCCAGTCGATACCGCGGGCGCCATAAATCTCGTCGAAAGTCGTCACACCGGCTTCCAGCTCGGCCAGTTGGGCGGCAGAGTTGCGTCCGACGTCGACATTCGGAGCCCGGGGCGCCTGGATGGCGACTTCGTACCAGTCGTCGGGAGAGTCGCGCAGGCTGGGATCCACCCGGATGGCGTACTCCATGACGTGTTCCCAGATGCGGCGGGCGGCCGATGCCATCACCTGGTGGCGGCTCCGGAACCACACCGACGACATATCGAGGGCTCCGCGGTAGACGGTACCCTGCATTCCCTCGGGGAAAACCAGGATGTACGGGATGCCGACGCCGGCGCACACCTTCTCGGTCAGGTTGCGCCAGTATTCGCGCATATTGACGTTGGGGCGGTCGGCTTGGAACTGCTCGAATTCGTCGCCGGACTTCAGCACCTTCACCGAGGAACCAAACACGTTTTCGTAGTAGTTCTGGGCGGTGCCTTGAGAACCAGCCACACCCGAGCGCAGGCTGGTGGCCTGAACTTCCCCGGAGCTGGTCTTGATCACCTGGGCCACGCTGGAGGCCAGCTTACAGGATTCCATCTCCAGTTTTTGGAGATCGTCCAGGTCGTGAAGGTCGTTGATCACACAAGCCACGAACGGCAGGCCGCGGAGCTGGCCGGCACGTTGGGCCTCGTAGATGTGAATGATCGAGTCGGATGAGATCGAGCGAATGTCGGCGAGCTGTCCCTGTTGCTGCTCCTGGCCGACGAAGTAACTGAGAGCCCGACCGGTGCGAGTATCGAACCGCACACCATCGAAGATGTCCGGTTGATTCTCCTGCCCGGTAGGGGTGGAAACCTGCTGCGGCTCGATGAGCTGCAGGCGGGGCCGGCCGGTTTCGCCCTTAGTGAGC